TGGATTGTAATAAAGAAGAAGAAATAATAAAGAGATCAAGAGGAAGACCAACAAAGACAATAGAAGAGAAACGTGAGAAGAGAAGAGTATATATGAGAAGATATACAACGATACGATATCAACTGGATGATGATTATAGAACGATGAAAATAGAAAAGTCAAAAGAATATCACAGTAGAATAAAAAAAGATTAAGGAATAAAAGGATATTTTTTATTTAAAAGAATAAAAAATATTATAAAACAAAATTATTTTATAACACTATAATATATATGAGTAGTTTACCAAGAAAGCAAATAACGAACGTTAGAAATAATCCAGAAGGACAGACAGTTAAAACACTCAAACAATATCTTAAATATAAAAACATAAAAGGGATAAGTTCTCTCATAAAACCAGAATTAGTTGAATTAGCAAAAACAACTATTCAAACAAAAAAGAAGATATTGTCGACTAAAAAGAACAGAGGAATAAAGAAATCAACAACAAAGAAGCAAATTATTGAAGAGATAAAAAATCGCATAATTGTGAAGAAGTATGACCAGAAGAAGCTGAGGAAAGAGATTAAAGAGAAGGAAGAAGAAGGATATGATGCACCACTTGTTTTTAAATATGGAGAATTCAATGGATGGTCAAGATATAGATATATTTTTAAAAAGTTAAAAACAGCAACAGTGAGAGAAATGTATGACCATATGAAAGCATTTCTTGAGAAGAGAGAAAATGAAGATGGAAGATCAAAAGTTCCAGATTTTGTAGTATTTTATATTTATGGAAAAGGAGTAGACTCAGATAGACTTAAAAGATACATAAGTCTAAAGATTGATAGTATTGATTTTGACAGTTTACAAGATTTTAAAGACACAATAAATCAATTAATAGATCCAGATGATGGTGAAATTGGATCTGATGTAGTGACTGATGAAGAGAGAGTTGAATATTCTAGATTTGACATTGCATTTCAATCTCTACAAAACTTGAGAGGAAAAGATTCAATAAAATTATTTAAATGTGTAGGAATAAATGGTGAAGGTAAGAAATCATTATGTGTTTACAGATGTTTACAAAAAGTAATTAATAATTTTAAAATGACAGAAGAAGAATTTAATAAGTTAGGGTTATCATACCTAGAAAATCTTATTAATTGGCTTGATGAAAATAAGATAAAGATAAATTTATTGTATTCAACAATACAATTAAAAGAGGAAACTTTCATATTTAATCCACTTGAAAAGATAAGAATAAAAAAAAAGAATCATTATGTAATTCTTTATCCAATGAAGGAAGAAAACATTAATTTAATATATGTGAAAGATCACAAATTTGGAGAAGAATACGAGACATTATTAATAGATGTTAATGGTGAACATTGTGATATTTTTATTGAAATGAATGATATTTTTTACACAAAAGGATATTCTTATTACGTTTTAAAAGATGATAAATACGAAGAATTAGAATATGGTAACAAAGATGTAAAACAAGAATTTTTAAGATTATCAGAAGAAGGTAATTTATATTTTCCATCAGAAAAACGATGGCTAATTAAAAAAAAAATTATAGATAGTGATATTCTTAAAAATAGAAAAGAAGAATATGATGGTGAAAACGCTCATATAGAAGGTAAGGAAATGAAAAGAGCATCAGGTAAGGAATCTACAATAAGGCAAAAAGAACTCATAGAATTAAAATATATATTTTATGATTATGAAACTGTTGTTGATTATTCCAGGGAGGATGTATTGATTCCAATCTCATTGGGTTTTGTGGAAGTTGATAAAACCGATATAGAAACTCTAAGCCTAACTGATAGATATGATGTATTAGAAGAACAAATAGAAGCGAAAAAGAAAGCTAGAAAAGACTGTATGGAAAAACTGGAAACTAAAGTAGTGGTAAGATGTGGAGAAGATTGCACAGAGTCAATGTATGATGTTATAAGAAATTCAGTAAATACGATGTACACACTAGTATCTTTCAATGGAGCTAAATTTGATCATTATTTACTTTATAAGTCATTATTAAAAATATGCCCAGATGTTCTATCAAAAGTTTTCTTTGTAAAGAATGATTTATTAAATTTCAAAATACAAGGAGTGCACGAATTGTTTGATTTACATAAATACATACCATCATCATTAAAGGAAGCATGTAAAGATTTTAATTTAGGAGAATATTCAAAGAAAGAAATAGATTTCAATGAAATACAAAAACGATACGATGATGAAGTAAATGAAGAGATTTTTCTAAAAAAGTTAAGAGAAGATGATAAATTTATAGAATATCAAAAATACGATATATTATCATTATTAAAATTATTTGTGGAATACAAGAACTCATTATCTGAAATCATGGAGCATGTTATTAAAACAAGACAATTTGAAATGACAGACTACAAAACAATAGGAGGATTAATGAAGGAAGTTATGAATGAGCATGTCGATACAAAAAATATAAATATACCGATATTCAAAAAATCAATGATAAAATATTATAAAGATTTAATTAAATATAGAGTTGGAGGACGTGTTGATCTATTTAATGGAATTCAAAAAATAGAAGGACAAATATGTTCACCAGATTTATCAGGATCATATCCATATAATATGGCAATTAATCCAGTTTATTACCCGTGCGGAGAAATCAAAGAAGTTAATACATTTGAAGAAATGCCAGAGGATAAAATAGGATTTTTCTACGTGGATAATATTAATCAAAGGCATCTTAAATTAAAGATTATTCCAGAGAAAAATAAAGATGGAACAAATGATTGGAAAACAATGAACATATTAAATGGATATTTTTTATCAATTGTGAAAATAAATATGTTAAAGAAACTAGGATGTGATATAAAAATTAGGAATGGTATTTATTTTACTGATAAGATAAAGTCATGTGAACTGTTTGAGTTTATTTTAGGATTGATGAAATTCAAAACAGACCAAGACATAAAAAAAGAGAAAGGAGAAGATTATAATAATTCAATTAGAACATGTATTAAATCATTAATGTTGATTCTTTCTGGTAAATTAGCAGAGCAATTATATTGTACAAAAACAATGATAATGAGTGAAAATGAGATGAAAATGATGGGATTAACATGTAAAAGTATGGAATTAAAAAGTATAATTGGAGATAAAGGATTAGTTGTATGTGATATCGGAGAAGAAAAAGCACTACAGAAATCACAACCAATATATTTAAGTACATTAATTTATGATTATTCTCATGAATATATGATAAATAGTATTTGGGGGAAAATAAATTATAAAGATTTGATATATTGTGATACAGATTCATGTAAATTGAGGAAGGAAACTTTTGAATTATGGAAAGAAGAAGTAAAAGACAAAGAAGTTCCTCACTGGAAGGAAGTTGAAGAATATGATTCAAGATACAAAACTTCAAAAATGTACGCTGATTCAAATATTGATAAAGTGATAGGATCTTTTCAAGATGAGTACAAAACTAACGAAATAAATATCTCTTATTGGCTCCAGAAAAAGAGTTATTTTGTTGGAAACACGAACAATGAACTAATGAAAAACAATAAAATGATTTTCAAAGGAATTAAAGAAAATGATAAATATATTGATGGAAACTTATTAAAAGTAATAAAAGACAATTATATTAACTTTTTCGAAAATTTGTATAGGAAAAGAACTGTGGATGTTTTATGCTCATCAATTCATAAAGATAAAAATCAAATATCGCTTGTTCTTAAAAAACAAACTAAAACAATAAGAATAATGGATGAGAGAGAATTATACATTAAGAGAGAAATATGTAAAATTAAGAAAGATGTACAAGAATTGAATAAGCAAATCAAATACGTAAATGGACTAATTTTTTAAAAAGGATATAACTACATAAATTATATAGTTGTATTATTATTTTTTTCTAATATATATTTATAATAACAATATGGAAGATTTAGTCGAACAACGCGTTAATGAATATTTAATGGGTCATGGATTAAATGTTGGTGGAGCCTTTATGGGAGGTAAATTAACAAGAGGACAGAAATCAGTGCGAACATTCAATAAGAATGTACGTGAAAGATATGGTTGTACGAGAAAAACAAAATCAAAACCAAAAGCTAAATCTGAGCCTGAACCAATAGCTAAAACAAAAACAAAAACAAAAACAAAAACAAAAACAAAAACAAAATCTAAATCTAAATCAAAACCTAGAATAAATCAAAAAATCAAAAAATCAAAATCAAAATCAAAATCAAAATCAAAATCAAAATCAAAATCAAAATCAAAATCAAAATACAAAAAAAGAAATTTAGAACAATTTCTTGCGTTCAACAGTAGAGCAAAACAAATAGCAAAAGAAGGTGACATTAGTTTAGCAAAAGCAAGAAAACAAGCAAGACTCGAAGGATTAGGAGAAGGAGGATTTTTGGGACCTCTCCTCGCTTTATTACCATCTGCGATAGGTGCAGTCGGATCAATTGCAAATGCGGTTGGAAGAAAAAAAAGTAGTGGTGGACTTAATGTTGGTAGGATGTATGATCATGAAATGTATGATAATGAAATGCATGGTTATGGTTATGGTGATGGTTATGGTGATGGATGTATGATGGGATACGGTGGAAGAGGAACGAAAGATGGTGCAATGAAAGCGAAAGAAACAAGAGAAAGAAATGCAATGCGCGGATATATGTGTACTGATAGTCCATATGGAAAAAGAACTAGACAAACAGTAAAAAAAATAACAACAAAATCTAAAGGTGAAATACCTATACAATTAAGACCATGGTATAAACACTTTAGTTTTGTTAGACATACACATCCAAATCTTCCCTATAATGAAGCGCGTACTTTGGCTTCTCAAACTTACAAAAAAAATACTGAACTCTTTTACTAAGTCAAAATAAAATATGAACTCATATATTATATAATGTCATATAACATAGGAGAATTAATAACCGATGAATTATTTTCAGGAGGATCGTTGACAAATACTATCACACAAGGTGGTGTAATACTAAAAAGCATAGATTTAAGAACGAAAAATCCTGAATCATTTACAAAACAATTAAAAGAAAATATTAAATTATTATCGAAACAACCAGGTGATTCAAATATATTTGGATCATTCAATTATAGAGTTAGTTTATATCCTGGTGATATTGATTTAAACCAAGAAATTAGATATAAAGGTAATAAAGAGCATGTTGTAAAACTATTTGAGAAAGCATATATTAAAACGGTAAAAAGAATTCACGAAACACCTTATCATTATGTTGGAGAGACAAAAGTAGGATTGGATATTAGATTCATAATAAATATTGGTCATTGGAATAATGGTGTATTGCTAGATTATAATTTAAAAGATATCATAAAACACCTTATGATATTGGGTTCTTCACAATTATTAACTCAAGAAGAGTTTGACGATATGTTATTTTTATTAAAAAATATGAATCACGATAATTGGAATAATTTGCACGAAAAATTGAGAAATTTATTTACATTGAGATGGTCGTACGAAGAAATAATTAAAGGCGTAAAGATAATGAGAGGTGGTATTAGAAAGAAATTATATGATGCAATGCTTGATCCGACATTAATTAAATTTGATATCCATCTGCGAATGGGAGGTAAATACATTGAAATGTCAAATCATTTTATTTTAATTCAAATAAAAGAAGATGGAACGGATCATCTTCTTAATTTACCTCAAGATTATTTTACAGCTTTTGTTCAAAATTTAAGATATGAAGTTGAAAAATTATATTATAACAAACAATTTATAAATTACCTTAAAATGGCAAAAAGAGTATTTTCTATTGCAAGAACTGAAAGAACTGAAGGAAATCAAGATGTTGCCCGTAATATGATACAATTATTAAATAGTGATGCAGGTATTATGAATGTAATAAAAAGTGATTTAGAAACGATAATAACTATGTTGGAATATATAAAAAATCCACCAATTGATGATCTCATGCAACAATTAGAACAAACAAAAACGAGAATGGCACAAATAACGGAAATAAATATAAATTCAGAAGAATATTATAAAAAAATAAGTTATATTACAAGTCATTATAAAAGAATGCATAGAGAAACAATAATAGAAGATCTTAAACTTTTAAAATATGACATAAAGAAAGCAATTAATGATTTTGCTTATGCTTATCTAAAAAATAATGGATTTGCTCCACCGCCTAGACATTTTTTACCAATAAAATTAAAATATAAATATCCATAATTGAGTGTTTTTTCATATTTTTTGAAAATTTAACAAGTTTTCAAAAAAAATAAAAACCTCATAAAACTAAAAAATATGTATATAGTAGTTATATCAGATGTTAAGTTTAAAAAAAATAAATGAAAATTCAATCCCAATATGCCAGATATCAGGAGGAAAATATGATGAAAAAATAGTATATTTTAATGAAGGGGGTGATGAAAAAAATAATGAAATTGAATACAATATGAAATTAAATAGTCTCATAAATGAAATGATAGAAGATAATCAATATTTTGGTGATTTAAAAGGTTCTGCTAAAAAGAAAGCGAAATTATTGATGAGAGAACATGTCATGAAAAATATTCCTCCTCTTGATGATTCATTCAGAGATAAATATAATCGAGTAAAAGAAGATATTAACAAAAAAGGAAATAAACAAATTGAGATAGTTGATGGTGAAATGCTTCCTTATTGTAATAAGAATAAAAGATCAATTTATTACATTTGTGCTCCATCTGGTGCAGGAAAATCTTATTTTATGAATCAATTTGCTAAAAGTTACAAGAAACAACATCCTAAAAATGAAGTAATATTATTTAGTAAGTTGGACAAAGATAAAACTCTCGATGATAATGAAGATATTAAAAGAATGGAAGTTGATGAAGCTATTATAAGTGATCCTATTCAACCAGAAGAACTAAAAAATTCTTTAGTTTTATTTGATGATACAATGATGATAAGAGATAAAAAGATAAATAAAGAACTAAATGAAAATTTAATGAAAGATTTATTAGAAACAGGAAGACATCCCAACATAGATATGTGTATTTCTAATCATCTTATAAATGATTACACAAAAACTAGACCTTTAATGAATGAAGCAACACATTTAGTTTTTTTTACAAGAGGAGGAAATAGATATTCCATTACTTATTGTTTAAAGCAATATCTTGGATTCGATCGTCATCAGATCCAAAAGATATTTAAAATTCCGTCAACAAGATGGGTAATGATATGTAAACAAACTTTTCCTATGTGTATTGTTCATCAACATGGTTGTTATATATTAGATGGTAAAGATGACAATGAAGATAAAAATGAAAAAATTATAAAGAAAATTAAAAAATCAGTGAAATTTGATTCTGAAGAAGAAGAAGATGATGATGAATACGATGAATACTCTGATTAAATTTACATATATACATATATTATATATATAAATGGATCCCATATATCAATTAGAAAGTTATTCATTATCAGGAAATGATATGATCAATTATGGCCCAAAAAAAGCAAAAATATTAACGTACAAAGAATTAGCGGAATACGATGATTTAGACAATGCTCTTGGATTTGGTGGAATGTTAATATTATTGTATTTAACAACAGCAGATAATTATGGTCACTGGTGCTGCGTTTTTAAAAGGAACTCAAATACTGTTGAATTTTTTGATTCATATGGAAAAACAATTGATGAACCTTTAAATTACGCTAAAAAAGATGTTAGAATAAGAAATAATGAAGTTTTACCTCATCTAAGTAAGTTACTTTATGAGAGTGGTTACCAAATAGAGTACAATGATCACAGATTACAAAGTATGTCTGAAACAATTCATGTTGCTACGTGTGGAAGACATGTTTTGTGTCGTCTCGCGGCAAGACATCTTGATATTGATAATTATGTAAAACGCATGTTCAATAGTCATGATCATGACCCAGACTACATAGTGACAATGTTAACTGATTTTATACCTGAAAAATTATTATATTGATATAATATATAAATAATGTATGAAAGTAGATCAAATTTTAGATTATCACAAAATACTTACGATAAATATGAAGGTGCCGATGGAATAACATATTTGAATGTTGCAATAACAAATACTGATACAAATAATAATCCTGTAAATAATGCACAAGTAATGTTAACTTCTCTGACAGAAATTAGGGGTGAAAGTATTATTGATAATCCTGATGATTATTTTGTCACAGTTTCTCGTTTTAGTATTCCATTATGGGGAACAACTTTAATTAATATGGCAAATTACATAAGGGCTGGACAATCCGATGTTAATCTAACAAATTTTAGTTTCACGTTATCGTATAATGGAATTGATTCTGTACAAACATTTTTAGTGTATGTTCCAACCATCACGTCACGTTCAAGTCTTATTCCGACAAGTCCAGTTCCAGTCACGGGAGCAATCCAAACATTGTACTACTTTTTGTATGATTATACTTTATTTTTACAAATATGTAATACTGCTTTACAATCTGCTTTTGCTAGTTTATCTGGATTAACATCATTACCAGCAGGATCTTTAGCACCTTATTTTATTTATGATCCTGTTACACAATTAATATCTTTAATTGTCCAGGCAGATAATTATGATCAAGGATCATCTCCATACATACAAATATGGTTTAATAATTTATTACTGCCGTTCTTCCATGCGATTCCAAATTCTCATCCTGCTGGAAATCTTAGTAATGGTAAAACAAATATATTTACAGTTGGTGATTTACTCAATAATTCTTACACTTCTCCTGTTCCATCTTTTGGATCAGCTTTACAAATGAGTCAGCAATATGTTAGTTTAGGATACTGGAACTCATTCAAGAGTCTCCTTATCACGACCAATACTCTTCCCATAAAACCAGAAGCAATTCCACCAGCTCCATCAGTTCAAGGAGCTTTAGAAAGTAACTTAGCATCTTCAAATATTAATACTAGATTAATTTTAACTGATTTTGTCCCTGATTTATTGAATAATGCTGGAACTTATTCCACTATCGCAACATATACTCCCGGATTTTCTGATTATAGATTAATTAATATGTACACTTCACAACCGATAAGACAAATAAATTTAGAAATATTTTGGGTTGATACTTATGGAAATATTTTTCCTATAATTCTCTATCAAGGTCAAACAGCAAATATAAAACTTGCTTTTATTCCAAAAAAATTTTATTTACATAGATCTCCTAATAAAATTAACTACTAATCTAAAAATTATATTGTATAAGCATATTATATAATATAACTATGAGTTTGTCTTATGTTCCTATAGGTTCGATGGCAGTCATCGATCCTCGCTACAATTTAAATCAACCTAAAATTATGATAATTCAACAGGGTGGTCAGGAAGTTTCTTACCAAAGAATTCCTGCTCAAAATGTTCAAAGTACAACATCTACAACTTTTAATATAATTCCACCATCCACTGAAACTCTCGTTGATAGGCGTATTTATCTTCATATGCAAGGTACTGTCACTTTCACAGCCACTCCAATTTCTGGACAAACTATTCTTCAAAGTGGGGCAGATAGTTTCAGAGCATTACCATTCCAAAATGGTGTTATTTCAAATAGCACAATGCAAATAAATGATGGTCAAGTTAATATGCAACCTAATGAATATACTGATGTACTTCTAAGATTGCATAATGAAATACTTAACCAACAATATAATCTGTCTTTGTGTCCAAATGCTCTTGATGTATCAGCAAATTATGCTGATCTTTTTGGTTCTCCTTTGAATTCTCTTGGTGATTACACTACATCTACTCCTGCTTTGTATCAAAGAGGAACTTTTCCATATGTTTCTATTACAAACGCTGTTGACGCATCAACCGCCGTTGTAACTTTTGATATTTGTGAACCGTTGATGTTGAGTCCTTTTATTGCAACTTCTCATTGTGATCATTCTGCTTTAGTCGGTATTAAAAATATGATTTTAACTCTCAATTTTGCTTCTGATCTAAGTCGTGTTTGGAGTCATGCAATAGTTGGAGCTCTTACTCAACCAACAATCACTAATATTAGCGTTGCTTTCACTAATCAAGAATTATTAGTTGCTTATCTTACTCCCAAACCATCTATGCATATTACTGATATTAATATGTACAATTATACTTCTATTGAGTACTACCCTCAACCAAATAGAGTTGTTGCCAGTGGAGCTGCAGATCAGGTATCTGTACAAAACTTACAATTAAATGTTGTCCCAGATACTGTTGTTGTTTGGGCTAGAAAAGCAGATAATGTTAGAACTTACAATGATACTGATTCATATCTTGCAATTACTGGTGTAAATATTACATATTTTAATAAAACTGGTCTTCTCGGAACAGCAAATCCACAACAATTATGGCAAATTTCAAAGAAAAATGGACTAAATATGCCGTGGGAACAATGGTCTGCTCAAAATCAATTTAATTTTGGTGGTGGTTCTGGTGGTAGCAATATTCCCATGTGTGGATCTGTTCTTGTTTTGAAACCTTCTCTCGATTTTGGTTTACAAGATGATGTTTCTAACGGTCTTCAAACAAATAATCAACTTCAAATGACTGTCAATATTCAAAATCACACTGGAAGTTCATACAATTATGTGTTATACGTAATGACATTAACAGAAGGTGTTTTATCTATTGAGAGAGGTCATGTCGTAACTCAAATCGGTACTGCTTCAAGAGCAGATATCATGAATGCCAAACTTAATATGTCACCATATCTCGATTTTAATGATCTTGAATTCATTGATGCTAGTTATCAAGGTGGTAACTTGAAATCATTTTTCAAAAATAAAGTACTTCCTTTTGTCCAGGAACATGGAAATAGAATTGTTAACGAATTTGTTTATCCTATTGCTCATCATAAATCAAAAGAACATTTTGGATATGGTGAAGGTGAAGGTATATCAGTTGGCGGTGCTTTCATGGGGGGTCGTAAAATGAGTAGATCCGCTTTGAAAAGAAGAATCGCATAAATATAGTTCTCATCATTAATTTTTATCTATTACTAATTTATAACATGTCTATTAGTAATCTATTTTCTCCCAATAGTTATTCTATTTACTCTAAAAATTCCTCTACTAAAAATAATCTAACAATTGGTACTTTACTCATTGAAGGTGATAATGTAAATAATAGTATAACTTGTACTCAACTTTACAATGCAGTTGTTGGTGAAAGTTCTGGTGCTATTAATTCATTATCTGGTTATGATAATGAAGGAACTCATGCTGACGTTGAAGTTGGTTCTGGTTTATCTCTCAGTGGAAATGTTTTAACTGCTGTTGGTTCTGGTTCTGGAAATGTTATTGGAACGCCTCCAAGTGTTTCACAAACTCCAGCAATTTATACCAGTACATCTGGTTTAGTTATTGGTTCTTCTTCTGTCACTCCAACAACAAATACATTAATTGGGTACAATGGTTCATCTATGTCAAATATTACTGCTGGTACAAATATTAGTATTAGTGCTGGTGTTATTAGTGCTGTTGGTTCTGGAACTGGTGATGTTAATGGACCAGTCTCATCTGTAGCAAATACACCTGCTCAATATTCAAATACAACTGGAAAATTATTAAGTCAACCATCTGTCACAGCAACTACAAATACTTTAATTGGTTACAATGGAACATCTATGTCAAATATTACTGCTGGTACAAATATCAGTATTAGTGGAGGTGTTATTAGCGCAGCAGGAAGTGCTGGCGATGGTGATGTAACTGGTCCTTCTTCATCTGTCACTGGAGCATTAACCATATTTTCAGACACAACTGGAAAGAACATTTCTGAACCTTTATTCACACCTGCAAACAACTCTTTGTTAGGTTATGGATCATCTCACACAGTTGCAAATGTATTAATTGGTGATGGTTTAGCTTTATCTGCTGGTACATTAAGTGCAACTGGTTCTGGTTCTGGTGATGTAACTGGTCCTATTTCATCAGATACAAATACTCCAGCAATTTACGGAGATACATCAGGAAAGTTAATAACAAATTCAGCAGTTACAGTTCAAAATAACACATTGATAGGATACAGTGGTTTGGGTGTTATGTCTAATATTGGAGCTGGTAATGGAATAACAATTTCTAGTGGATTGATTTCAACCATAGCACCATTATCTGCCAGTTATGGAAGATTTTACACTGGAAATAATTTTATAAATAATGGTGGAACATCTAATCTTTATATTCAATTCACTGATTATGCATTAAATGGTCCATATATTAATACAGATAGTACAGTAAAATTTAATACAACTGGATTATACTCATTCACATACAATGTGAATTATATTCTCGGCAATACTGCTTCAGGATCTATGACGTTTAGTTGTAGAAAAAATGGAACGATAATTTTTGCAAGTCCAGCAGTTATTTTATCTACTGGTGTTTTATCTGCTGGTGATAATGGTTATTATTACACAGTAACAAATTATGTTAATATTACTTCCACAAGTGATTATCTAACATTAAATATTACCAATAATTCTGGTACAACCTTTACATATGATCAAGCATATATAATTTTGAATAGAATTGCATAATATCTCTAATCACATACATATTATTTATGTATTTATATATTATATAAATATGTCAATATCGAATTTATTTTCAAAAAATTCGTATTCAATACATTCAAATAATAGTTTTACAAATGTATCAAAAATAGGAGATGCGACAAATGGATTAACAATCACAAATAACGCGACATCTCCATTAGCAGTTACAACACAACAAATTTATAATGCTGCAACAGGTGGAAGTGGAAATCTATCTGGAACTTTAACAACTGGAAAAGTTCCAGTTGCATCTGGTTCTAATACACTAGTAGATAGTACTATTGCAATTTCAGGTAGTTCAACTTCTGTTACACCATCTTCAGATGATTCAAGTGCTTTTATTGTAAATAATGCAGAGTCAACAGCATTATTTACAATAGATAGTACTTCAAAAGCTATTTATTCTTTTAATAATACACTAGATGATGGTTCGGGTAATATGACTGTAGAGGGTCTAAATGTTACACCATCTACAGATAATCCCGGTGTTTTTGTGGTAAAAAATGCAGAATCAACCGCAATATTTACGATAAATAGTGCTTTAAATTCAGTACTATCTGTTTTAAATACATTAGATGATGGTTCGGGTAATATGACGGCAGAGGGTCTAAATGTTACACCATCTTCAGATAATTCAAGTGTTTTTGTGGTAAATAATGCAGAGTCAGAAGCAATATTTACAATAGATAGTACCGCAAATACTACATATTCTTTTAGTAACATACTAGATGATGGTTCAGGTAATATGACTGCCGCTGGTAATATGACTTGTGGCAGTGTCATTCCATTATACCCTAACGAGTTTGTTGTTGGAGCTCCTGGAAACAACTTTAGCACAATATATGCACAAAATTTTAATATTGATGGTACGATAAGTTTTTTAGGACCAGGAACCATAAATGCAGTTGGATTAGTTAATTTAGGTAATGGAGCTAATGTTTTTAATCAAGTAGCATGCGTACAGGTAGCTACAGATAACTTGTATGTTAATTCTGCGACAAGTATTAATGTAGGTGCACAACTAGATTTTGCATCTCCAATTTTATACAACAGCACAAATTCAAGTGCTGGAAGTGGTTATGTAGCAATGGAACCGCTAAATACTTATGAATATGTTTCTAACCATCCATCTGGAATACCTGCTGGAACAGATATACTTGTTCCTATTCCAACAGGTAAAGCATACACGAATATTAGAAGATTAGAATGCATAGCAGTTGTGAGTTCTGGTACTTATCAAGGAGTTTGGACACAAAATGATTCTATTGACATAATAAATGGTGTTTATTTCAGTACGTGGTCGAGTTCCACAACTGTAGTTATTAGAACACAACCAACATGGGCAGTTACAACTAGTCCTGTCATATTTTATTTATGGATTACTACTATTTAATTAATTTGAGCTCAAATTGATTAAATTAATTTATGTTAAATTATATCCCTTTCTGTGATCATATCTTCTCGGAGAGTTACTTCGTTGACTTCTTCTTTCATGCGCTTCATCAATTTGTCATCACAGTTTTCACAGTAAAAAAAATCTCCTGTTTTAACTTTATCCCAATCTTTCTCACACTTATCACATGGATATATTTTATCTAATCGTTTAGATTGTTTAGCTTCTTTAGCTTCTTCTTTCAGATTATAAATTTCACGTTTTAATTTTTTATTTATTCTTTTTGTTTGATGATTTGCTTCTTCTAATCTAATTATTGTTTTTTCTAACTCTTTGTTATTATCTTTTAATTCACACATTGAATCATTACATATATCACATTGTATGTCTTCTTCTTCCCTTTCACAATTCTTACAAGAGTACTCATATTCATCATAATTAAATAATTTATCACATTTACAACATTTATTTTCTCGGAGAGTTACTTCGTTGACTTCTTTTAATTTTTTATTTTCTCGGAGAGTTACTTCGTTGACTTCTTCTAACTCTTTGATTTTCTCTTTTAATTCACACATTGAATCTGCACATTCTACACAGAAGCAACATCTTACACCACAAAAATATTCATCACACATATCACACAGTACTTCTTTTTTATCTATTGAAAACTGTGAATGTTCTAAACTATTTGGATTCTTCAAGAAATATTCATTATTAGCTTTCAATATTTCATTTTCTCTTTTCAATTTTTCATTTTCAACTTCAAATTTTAATTTAATTTCAAGTTCTTCTTTTGTTAGTTTCATATCTTCTTCAATAACACCAATAATAAAAGGTTGTTTTAATGATTCTGATTCCAATTGAACTTTTGTATTTGCCATTTCTATTTAATATATTATATAATTATAAAATATATTTTTAACTTTATTTCCATTAAGTTGAATATCCGTTTTCATGTCTTAATGTTTCACCTCTATAAAAGGCTATCAATCTTTTTGTATTCTTTCCTATTCTTTTTTGAACTATTTTATCACCATCACAATCATATTTCCCTATTATGTAATTATAATCATATCCTTTATTCCTATTTACTGCATTCATATGTTTTAATTTATTCATAACAACTTGTTTTCCAGTTACTTTCACTATTTCATATCCAATTTGACGTTCGTAACTACGTCCATATTTGCTAATTAGAGAAAATTCAGTAATCAGATCACCAACTTTACTATTTTCTAAATTATATTCTAAATTTTCCATTTTACTTTATTTTATAGTTGTAAATATTCACTTCTCTTTAACCCAATAATATGTTTAATTCTAATATTCGATTCTAAAAATTACCATACTACATATCTGCCTCAAATCGCCACCAATGATCTCAAGTCCTCTTATCGCACATTTAAAGGCTCGCAAAAAGCGTCCGGAAAAATTTGAGAAAATTTAAGAAATTATGATGAGATTTGTTCTATATATTTGAAAAGTTACAAAATTATTAAAATTATTAAA